ACAGGTGCATTAGCGGATTCCTGGTATCAACCGGGCAGTTCCTTTTACGGAGGCGGCGGCGGAATGAAAACAAAGTCCGGGTCCTCTGTTTCGGAAATGAACGCGATGCAGCTTGCCGTTGTGTGGTGCTGTATCAAGGTTCTTTCGGAAGATACCGCCTCCCTCCCCCTGCACCTATACCGCCGCAATGGGAAGGGAAGGGACAAGGCCACAGACCAGCCGCTATATAAGCTTCTCCATGACTCCCCTAACCCTGAAATGACAGCTATTTCCTTTCGGGAAACATTTATGTCGCACCTCTTGGCGTGGGGAAATGCTTACGCCGAGAAGGAATACGGAAAAGGATTGATAGGAAGATCACAAGTGGTAGCCCTTTGGCCGATCACGCCCAACCGGGTAACTCCGAAACGGAACGCACAAAAGAAAATTGAGTATCATATCAGCATGGCCGGAACAGGATTGCAAAATGTAATATTACCTAAAGAAAGAGTGTTGCATACTCCCGGCATCTCATTCAATGGCCTCACAGGATACTCCCCCATTGCGGCGGCGCGGGAAGCTATTGGGCTGGGTAAATCTCTTGAAGAGTTCGGGGAGGATTACTTCGGAAATGGGATACACCCCGGAGCGGTTATTTCTCACCCCGGGAAATTTGATCCAGAAACCGCCTCTAACATGGGGAAGGCTTACGCGGAAATGTACGCTGGCCTCGGCAAAGCACATCGCATCATGTTTTTGACCGAGTCGATGAAGATTGAAAAGATAGGGATACCGAACAATGAAGCACAATTTATAGAATCAAAGAATTATACCAACATCGAAATCGGTTCCCGGATATACCGGCTCCCCCCTCAGATGTACGGTGAATATGACAAAGCTTCCACTTATGCCAGCGCGGAACAATTCAACCTTGACTATGTGGTAAAGACGCTCCGCTCCTGGCTCGTGAGACTTGAGCAATCTTATAACATGTGGCTCCTCCCCCCTGAAATGAGGGGAGAATATTTCTTTGAACACTTGATTGATGGTCTTTTGCGTGGAGATACGGCAGCGCGTTCCGCTTTTTATAGTTCCCTATTCCCGATTGGCGGGATTACTCCCAATCAAATATGCGAGCTTGAGAACTGGAACCCTATAGGCAAGGAAGGCGACAAGCGGTTTGTGCCTCTCAATATGGTCCCCCTGGATGAAGCAGGAGATAAGGCGGATGTAACGCCCCCCGTACAACAAAACAGCCTCACCTACCGCTCACGCCTTGAGGGCGCCTACCTCCGTCTCTTCTCTGATGCAATAGGACGGATAACCCGGCAGGAGTCGCAGCGGGTCAACTGGCTCCGCAAGAACGACGGGGACATTGACGAATTTTACAGGGGCTTCCCGGAATACATCGAGAAGCAGGTCAATCCGGTCTTTCTGAGCTTTTCCGAGGCTATGACCGGCATGGAATCAGAGCTAAATGGCCTGAAATATGACGATTTTAAGGACGAAATAGAACGGTTCACGCGCCTTTTCTGCTCTGATTTTGCCGGTGATTACATATCTGAGTCCAGAAACGCAGGGGGTGAAGGCGTGGAATGGGCAGACCGCGACGCTCAACCGATAGCCGAGCAGCAAATTAAGGCTCTTGGAGATAGCTTTATAGCACACTTACAGGTGCTTTCAGGGGTGAAACAGTGAAAAGAGACTATGAAACTGCCGTTTCTCAGCGACATGAGACGCGAAAAAAGAAGGACAAAGAGGACAAAGGCCATGAAAGAAACCAGAGAAAAAAGAAAAACAGGTGAGTTGAGAGCGATTACCTCCGAAGATGGAAGCCCACGAAAGATAGTCGGCTATGCCTCTGTGTTCGATAAACCATCAGAAGATATGGGGTTTATTGAGTACGTCCGCAAGGGCGCCTTTAAAAGGGCCCTTTCCAGATCAGATGCCAGGGCTCTTTTTAATCATGATACCGATACCATCCCACTTGGAAGGCAGAGCGCCGGAACTCTCATTTTGAAAGAAGATGATAACGGCCTGTATTATGAGATTACCCCCCCGGATACACAGAGCGCCAGGGATCTTATGACCTCCATTGACCGGGGCGATATCAAGGAATCGTCTTACGGCTTTACCGTTGCCGTAGATGAGTGGGATTACTCAGACAAGAACACGGTGAAGCGAACAATCATAGAAGTCGAAGAGGTGTTTGACGTGTCCCCGGTTGTATATGCGGCCTTTAACGATACGTCAGTTGCATTGAGAAAGATGGAAGAGAATAAACCAGCCGCCCCGACGGACGGTGATATCGGCGGAGATGCCCCGATGGACATTGCGGCCATAGCAGAGGAAGACAGTTTATATCGTAAAATCAAAGGAATTAAGGAGGATACAGTCAATGAATAAATTTATGATCAGAATGAAAGCCGCCTTCGACAAGATGGAGGCTATCAGAGCCAAAGCCGAAACGGAAAAGAGGGTAATGACCGCTGAAGAAATTGAAGAGCGAGCAACCCTCAAGATCGAGATTGAAGCGGCAGAAGGTGAAATGAAATCAGTCGATGAAGAGGAAGAAATCAGAAGCCGCCTTTTTGGTGACGATCCTGCCGGCGGCGCTCTTACCATCGAAGGCGATCCGGTTATCACAATAGAGGATCAGCCGATTTATCGCGGATCGGCAGCATCGGCCCTGGGTCAGCAACTTTTAGATATCCGCACCATGACACGCCCGGAGAACTTCGGGAATGCGGAGGTGACTGAGGCGCGAGGCCGTATCGAAAAAACCCAAACCAGAAACATTGAGCTTGCGGAGACGCGGGCAAAGAAAGAGAACCGTGCCGCCGCAACTGGCGGGTTCACTGTGGGCGTTCCGTCGGATGGTGGGTTTTTCCTCCAGGGCGAAACTGCTGTTGACTTGATGACAACCGGGTTTAATAACAGTGAAGTTCTTTCCCGTTGCGATTCCAGAACCATGAATCCCGGAACTCAGTTCCTTGAAATCATCGGAATCGATGAAACCAGCCGGGCCAACGGGTCGCGCGGCGGAGGTGTCCGCGTTTATACGGCGGCAGAATTGGACTCCTTCACGCAGTCCAAAACGAAGTTCAAGAAAATTCGCATTGAACCGACCAAGTTGACCGGGCTTTATTATGCCTCCGGCGAAGTCATAAAAAATGTGACCTTTCTTGGGCAGGAAATGCGACAGCTTTTCGGTGAGGAGTTTGCCTTCAAGTGCCAGGATCTCGTTATCAATGGCTCCGGCGCGGGTGAGGCTCTTGGAATCCTGAATGCCGACTGTCTGATTTCTGTTACCAAAGACACCGGGCAAGTGAAAGATACCATTTCAACGGACAACATCCTGAGCATGGAGTCTCGCCTCTCGAATGAGGGTCCGAAGGTTGTATATCTGGTCAACCGGGAAACGAAACCGCAGCTTTCAAAGCTGAGTATCGCGATTGGAACTGGCGGCGTTTTGGTTCCTCTCTATAAAACTGAGTTTGATCAGGGGAAAAGGATCGCCAGTTTGAACGGCCTTCCCTGTGTCACCATCGAGCAGGCAGCGGCTTTGGGCGATGCCGGAGATGTTATCCTTGCAGATATGAGCCAGTACATTACGGCGAACAAGGGCGACATTAACGAGGCGATGAGCATCCATGTGAATTTCCTTTATGACCAGGAAACTTTCAGGTTCCTTTATTACTTCGATGGTCAGCCCCGTTGGTCGTCAGCTATAACCCCGTACAAGGGGTCAGCAACCACAGGACCGTTCATCACCACGGCGGCCAGAGCGTAAAATAAAAATCCCCGGCGGTTATCCGTCGGGGATTAAAAAAACACGGAGGTAATCAAAATGATTTCAGAAAAATATAAAATAGTTCCGGTTGCGAGCGATCTTGATATGGCTACGACACTTTCCGGAGACTCGATAAATATGAAAAATTATCTCAGGGCCACGTTTATTCTTGGCTATCAAACGCTTGGTGGTGCTTCTACCACCTTGGCTCTTTGGAGCGGTGCTGCGGACGGAGACTTAACGTCCGTGGTGACTTTCAGGTACGCTTGGATGTCCGCAGCGGCAGCGGCAGCGGATTGTGATGTTCTTGGTGCCTGGACAATTGGAACAGGACTTACGGTGACGCATGGGACATATAGCAACTATACTTTGGTTATTGAGGTTGAAGCCTCCGCTATGGACGTATCGGAAGGTGAAGAATGGTTGACTATTGTCTCTACTGACCCCACCGGAGCTACTGGTAACGTCCAGATTCATGCTATTCTGGAGGGGAGATATTCCGGCGGGCAGTCTATTACGGCGCTGGAATAATGAATAATCAGGGGCGGCCTTCGGGCCGTCCCACATCAAAATTGAAGGGAGGTATTTAACATGCCTGGATCTTATGAACCATCAACAATAGAACGAATCGGCGATCTCAAAAATGGGGTATTTGTTGAATCCTCAGAATTAGAATATGATGTCTGGGGAGAGAAGGTTCAACGGTACATATTTGAGGTAAACAATCGAGTCATTATTCACGCGCTTTTTGCCGAAGTGACGGAAACGATCTCAGGGGCCGTTCAGACGGTGTTCAACTATATTCAAGACACACCATCAATCGCGCTGGCAGCCCTGTCAACGGTGCATGCGACTATTCACGCTCGCGTCCCTGGTTCCAGAGTCACCTATATCGGTGGTTCGGTTGCAGCGGCAGCGATTACGTTATCGACGGGTGCCATTTCTTATCTCCCAAGCACTATACCAACCATCCTGGGAGTTACGCCGCTTGCAGGCGTAAGGAGTGTCGGCCGGATAGGGTTCTTGTCGTCTGTCGCAAATGCGGTTGACGGCACTCTGAAATTCGGGGTTTTATATACGCCGATCGACAAAGGCGCTTACATCGAAGCCTTGCTGTAAGGGGGTGACATTATGACAGTATGTCTCGAGACGACAATCCAGAAATGGAACGGACAGGATGGTGATCAGATGACCATCACTGACGTTAAAGAAGGCTCAAAGTTCAAAGCTATCGATACAGGAGTGAAATATATCTATCATAACGGTGGATGGGCTG